GCGACTAACGCCTTATCACCATAAACTTTTACAGTAACTGGATAGGCATTAGCATCTACACTTACCCAAGCCATAGATGTAGGCGAAGCTGTTGTAAATGACTTAGTCTTAAACTTTAGAGTTTTCGATGCAGTCCCGCCTCGATACTTTCTAATTTTGTTACCGACAATGATGTAAAGTTCACCGTCTTTAGGATTCATGTAGCCGCCACGAACATCAGCTGACAGCGTCAAAGTAGTGAGCGCGTTCTCCGCACCTCGAGGATCGAACACCCAACCGCCACCCGCATGGAAAGCCACGTAGGTTCCTTCGTGCTTAAACGATCTAATCGTGGTTGGGTTATAACTCGCGTTCCACTGCTCAACTGAAACTAAACCTTTTGAAATCACTTGGCCTTGAGCAGATTCTACAGCACACAATCCATCTGGCCCTGCATACAAAACGTAGTCGCCCATGTCCACGACGCTGCGTGTGTTAACACATGCTTGCGCTAAGTCTACGCGGATCGCGGTCATCGCACTTGGTTCAGTACCCGTGATGAAATAAGGTTGTCCATCAGTTAATGCCACGACACCGTTAGCAGTTGAAGCAATGGCAACGATGTCTTCTTCAGTCGTTATGCGGTAGTTGACGGGCCATGCGTAAGGGAGAAAGGGTTCGCTCAAACAAAAGCGCTTGCCTGTAAAGCCGGCCATAACGCCTTGCGATAGGGGAATAAGACCTTTCAACATCCCATCAGGGTATAAACTTGTATTGTCATCCGGTGGGCCGATCCAAGTGCTGCTTGGTAACACCTCACCTAACGTCGCTGCATCCTTCTGGTCTGTATATGTCGTCGCCGTGTATGCGACTTGATCTACAAACTGGAATGTTGTGTTGGTGCTACCTGTGTTTGAACGGTAGACACGCTTGAGCGCGCCTGTCCCAAAATTATAGTTCCCCGAAGGTTGCGCGGCGACCGCCATCGTTAGCGCCGCATTTTGCCCGTCTGACATAGTAACGATTGCACTTGGAGCTGACGGCGGCCCTTCTTCGCCAAACGCAGTTACAAAAGTGTAGACATAACTAACATCATTCGGAGTGCTGTCAGCATCTGCTGTTCCTGACCTAACAATCGTTGGTGCGGCAGAAGGAGCCGGAACACCAAGTCTATAACTGTTTACTGGATAACCAGATGAGCCACTTACTAAAGTAGTTACTGTGCCCACGCGCGGGTAGTCGTCACCTGTATAGTATAAGCGGTCCAGCGTATCGCCAGGAATTGGGCCAGGAACTACCGACACATCCTCTTCAGACCATTCCAACCAACTTGTATCGCGGTAGTAATAGATAGAACGGCGAGCCGCGTTCTGCAAAGTATAAGCATCAACGTCATCTTTGGTCGCGACTAACCTTCCCGATTCGAGATCCACGTTCTCTGCGATCTGACCGAACTTCTCCGAAAGTAACCGTGGTGAAACGACAGGCGCGGTTCCTGCAAATCTATCAAGTTTTAAATAAGTCATATTTTACTCTGGGGGGTCTGAGTTCAAAAATTCAACCCATCTCAAGTTAGCTTCATCCCAAAAATAATGACCGTTTTCAGGATCATCTGGTTTTTCTACCGGAGGTTGCCAATAAAAAGTTGTAGCGTTTAGGTTCCAGCTTTCGAAGGGAGCAGGGGAATGGAACGCATCTGCTGAAGAATCATAAGTGTATCCAACACCAGCGTAGTTTTTTCGTAGAGCCACGCCCCCATCTGGTTGTTCGTCTTGACCGTGATGAACATTGCCATGAGTATTATATGAAGTTTGAATCCATGTTCCTTCAAGCGTATCTACATACTCTTGATCTGCAACAATGACCGTAACAACAATGCCGTCCCTAACTTCCGCGAAATGACTCATGCTGGTGTAAACGTCCCCGAGCTATTAAAAGTGTGATACGTGTAACCGCCTGAAGCTGTAATTGTTCCACCGGCAGCTGCGGTTGCTCCTGCGTATTTAAAAATAACAACACCTGAACCTCCAGGTGCGTTACCTCCTTGACCATCACTGGAGTGACCGCCGCCACCACCGCCACCCTTGTTGGTTTCTCCATATGATGAACGCTGAAGGTATCTACCAGACCCACCACCGCCACCACCAGCACCAGGCGCACCACCGTTTCCGTAGTTGGAACAACCGCCACCGCCGCCCCCTCTTTGAACGCCGTTCCACGTTTTGCCAGCACCGCCACCGCCACCGTTTGTGCCAGCATTTCCACCGTTACCTTGTGCGCCACCCCCACCGCCTCCGTGGTAAGAACCGCTCCATGCAACGAACGCTCCACCACCACCATTTTTTCCTTGACCAGATATTCCACTCGCACTAGCGGTTTCTTGACCTCCGCCGCCTGATCCTCCACCAGACCTAGCGGCCCACGGGTTACGAGCGCCTGCTCCACCCCCCACTGCTGTTATCGTCGTGAGTCCAGTGCCAGAAACGACACTATTATTGCCATTACCGCCTTGGTAGCTGTAACCGCCATTAGCCCCACCGCCACCAACCGTTACGGTGTACCCTACGCCTGAAAAAAAACTCACTTCTGCTATAGAATCAGAAGTGGTTGAGGCTTCTAAATATCCTCCGGCTCCACTGCCAGCGCTAAACCACCGTCCAGCTCCTCCGCCGCCAGCAAGGACTAGATAATCAAGGGCTAAAACACCACCTCGTGAAGGATGACTACCAAAACCAAGAATGTTATACCCAAAACTCATGCGTCATTTGCCGCGTCAGTGGTAAATAATAATTTGATTCCAAGAAGGCGAGCGTCACCAGTTTGACTATCGGCTGAAACATGTCTAGAGACTTGAAAGTATGTTTGGGTGTCCACCGCCGCATTGCTAATAGTGACCGCGCCGCTGACTGCTGAGACAGTCATGTCGTTACTTGTCCCGCTGAAGGCTTTTGCAGTAGCTACAACTTGAGTCCCAAAAGCGGTGTTAATGACTGCATTGTCTGCGAAAGATATACCACTTAACCCCCACGCTACCGTACCAGTATTAGTCCCAGTTACTGTCCAAAATGCTTGAAAAGTTACCGTCCCCTCATTCCAAGACTTTGGAAAAATAACTGTAAACTGAGCGAAGTCATCTGCCGCTGCCGCAAAGTCCAGACATTTAAGCTCTGGCCCATTTGATAGCTCAACTTGCTCTAAGTCAGAAGAGCCGTTTGTTGTGTTTGGGTACATCGCTGCTGCTGGAACATATATGGTTTCAAGTCCTGCTACTTTTACGGGGGAGCTATTAACATTAAGAGAACCGTTGACTAACAAAGCGTCAGCATCTTCATCCCACATCATGTACTTACCAGCGGTCGCACCAAAAAACTTAACATCGTAGCCAGTGTCATCTACACCAACACTGACTGTGCCATCTATTTGTGTCGCGCCATCTATATCTACTGCATCCAGGTTACTTAGACCATCTACGTCAATGTTGCCAGATAGATCCAAAGTGGCTGCATCAAGCTCACCACTAATTGTGATGTTAGTGCCGCCGACGATACTGCTACCAGTAAGGTCTAAATTGTCTCCAGACGGCAACTCTTTTATGCCGGAAGCATCTGCGGTGAGTGGAAATCGATTAGCCATTTAGGTTACTCCTATTTCAATAGAGCCTGACCGCGTAGTCACGAGAAAAACGCCCGCAGCGATGTCAATTTCTATGGTTGATGCTCTACCGAAAACTTTGACAGTTCCCGAGCTTTTTGGTTGTTCGCCCACAAATGGCATTCTATTCTCCTAGTGTTGGACGGGTAGAGGGGAAGTCAGAACTAGCGGGCCAGCCACGAAGCGCAGCTCTATAAATAATTATATTGTCACGGTTAGGCCAATCTGGTGTTTGAGATGCTGTGTCTGTTGCAATAAGCTCCTGACCTCTCCACCTTCTTGCCTCTTGTTCAGCGGTTAAAGCAGGTACTTCGAGGGGTACAAACGCTTCGTAATAATCAAAAGTTGCCGCTACAAACTCTTCTGACCCTTTTATACAGGGGTTAGTTACGTTGCCGTCGGCGTCTTTAATTACCCATAAATTAGTCATAAGTTTCTCCGGTTACCAAGGTAGGTATTGAATGAGGATAATGCCATCGCCGCCACGACCGCCAGCGCCAACCCGATAACTAGCATTGTTATGCTCATTCCATCCCGCGCCACCACCGCCGCCAATCCCTCCCGATCCTCCAAGGACTACGTCATTAATTCCACCTGAGTACATTCCCCCACCCCCGCACAAATCAGCACCATGTGTAAAACCTGCGTAACCATCGCCGTAAGGTTGAGAATACACACCGTCTCCGCTCTGACTTCCTCCGCAAATAATTCCGAAGCCTGACATTGCCAAGCCGCCAGCGGCTGCGTCCGATACTCCACCTGAGCTGGAACGCAATGAAGACAACAAACCTTGACCGGAAAATATGGTGTTCCATCCTCCAGCTTGTCCTGTCGCATGTACTCCAACAGCACCACCGGCTCCAACAGCACCACCACCCGCTCCTCCGGTATAGCCAACGACATTTTCTCCGCTACCGCTGAACTGACCTCCAACGCCCTGAGTACCGTTGTTGTTACCTACAACCCCACCTCCAGCCGTTTTTGTTCCTGTTAATC